AACCACTGCTCGTCCCCTAAAATTAAATCGTGGCAAAGACAAAATTTTGACAAAATCAACATGAGCATCACGACAATGAAGATACAATGGTAATTTAAATTTCATGGCTAAATCCAATTGTTTTTCAAACCATGGTCGTTGTTTTTCAGGTGTACTAAAACAACGATTATAGTCTAATCCACATTCACCCAGAGCAACTAATTTTGTATTGGGATTGGCAACTTCCTTAGCTAAAAATTCTTCAAAACGAGTGAATTTCGCTTTAGACATTTTTTTGACACGATGTGGATGAATACCCGCAGTATAATAAAGACCACTGTACTGTTCACATAATTTCTTATTAGGTTGGATTTCATTAGTATCATTTGAAATTCCAATCATAAATTTAACGCCTTTTTTTTGGGAATCTTCAATGACATTATTAATTACGCCATTTTGGAATTGTTTAGAAATAAAATTAATTCCAATATCAAAAAGAGTTTGTTGATTACTCATGATTGAGTGGTTATCTGATGTTGTTTTATTTCTTAAAATATTAATAAAATAAAAAATCAAATTTATTTTAACAATTCGCAAGTGTTTATGGTGAACGAACAGATATATGAAACATGTCTTTTTTCGGATCCCAGGTTGTAATATCTTCTTCATAGGAAGAACATGTATGGCTGATGGATTGTATGAGGGGCTGATTTGATTTGTCCAAAGCAGATTTCATAATTTCAATTGAATTTACGAGACGCCATTGGGTTTTATCAAATTGAATTAAGTCTATAAAAGAAGGTAAATCAGATACAAGAGATATAATACGAGCAAAAACAATGTTTAATAAACATCGATATCCATGATGCATAACATCTCTCATTTCAGAAAAGGCATTTATTACGTATTGATCGTTGTGTAAAACAAGAGATCGACAACATAAATTCATGTATTCAACCAGTGATATTTTTATAAAATTAATGTAAGTATTTTTTATTTCAGATGCTATTTTTTCATTGGGTATGTGGTTTTTAGTTAAAAGTACTTTCCATAATCCAGACAATTGTCCAGTTAATGTATTGGTTGCAAATGTATCAATTAAATGAACTAATTTTTCAGATGATTTTGAGTTTATATTGGACATTGCTGTATTTAATGTGTCGTTTTCCTTTTTAATTACAATTTTAATTACAAGTATAAAAATAAATTTTAAATCAAATTATTTTATTTTTTTAAATTGTTATATGGTGTTTATTTTCTTGATATTGTGTGTTATTTTTTTTGATATTTTTTTTGATATTTTTTTGATATTTTTAAAAGAGATTTTACGGACAATGTAAAAAAATTGATTTTAAAAAAATATTAATTTACAAAATAGCATCAATGATAAATGAACAAATAATAACAGATTACGATAAAACATTATATGGTGTCAAAAAAGACATTGATCAAATTGGAAAGAACAGTATAAAATTTTGTCAAGAATTAATACAAACAAAAAATTTTTATTTGGAAAAAATCAAAACTGATATTTTGATAAACACAAAAACAAAAAAGACTAAAAAGACTGAAAAGACTAAAAAGACTGAAAAGACTGAAAAGACTGAAAAGACTGAAAAAAATGACACAACAATAGAGAGCATAACAACGAGTATAACAATGAACATAACGAATAAAAAACATAAAGAAAACACAATTTTACAAAAATTTGTATATAATCGGATGGATATAACGGGAAGTTCAATTATATGTTTTAATTCTCGACAAAATAGAAACAAAAATGGTTCAATTAATAAATTACGAGAAAACATAATTGGAGCGATTTTAAATGAACAAGTGCCACTGGGTTATTATAAAATTAGTAATGGTCAATATTGTGAACAATGGGTTAAACTTCGAAATGGATTAGAAAATTTTGTGAAAAAAAATTTATTAGATGGGAAAACTAATATTAAGGAAATGATTTTAATACATCGTGGGGGAAGGTTATATAATTATGATTTTTCATTACAAATAAATCGTACTTTGAATTTCAATATTGAATTTAAATTTAATGTAAATTCACTTAAAAATACACCACAATTTGTCTCACCACAAAAACCAAGCCAATATTTATCAAACAGTTATTCAGAGTTTTATTATGATCATTATATGGGTAAATTATGTCATTTTGCCCATATCGATTGTCCAAAAAAAGACATATTTTTAAAAGAAATTCATGGTACATCACCAAAATGTATGAAACAGTTACAGCAATTGTATTATCAAGGCTGTTCTACCAGCAGTAGGTGCACTGGAAATGAATTTGCCAAACAATTTTACAAATATGCCAACAAATTAGACAATGAAAGTCGATCAAAATTTATAGAAACAAATGAATTGGATTTAGCAAAACTAAGTTGTTATTTAATTGAATCTCAAAAAAATAAAATTTATATGCTATTTCATAATTATGTATTTTATCGAGAAAATATGAATTTTGATGATTATCTGTTAATTTCCTGTAAAAAAGAATCCGCAAAATATCGGTATGTTGCCAAGGCAAAATCCGGAAAAACAATTCATATTTTACTTCGCTGGAAAAATGGTAATGGAATTGCTTTTCCAGCATTTCAAATCTCTTGTTGAAATCCATCTAAATCTATTACGCTCATAAAAAATATATGAAACCAGAAACAGAAACACAAATAATATTTATTTTTTTATTTTTAAAAATTTGATTATTTTTTTTTGTTAAAAAATCAAATATCATTTAATAAAAATAAAAACATCATGAAAAGCAATAACATATCATTAAAAAAATTTGGTAATACATCTATGACGACAATTTCAACTACCAATATAATTACATCCATACCAATAACGACTTCCATAACAAATGATAATGACGATGATAATAACGACAATGCCATTTATGCCATTAAATATAATCAACAAGCTTGTTTGTGGTCAGATTATGTAGAAAACATCGATTGGGCAAAAAAATTAACAGGATCATCATGGAATTTACAGGATTGTATAAATGAATGTATGAGTACAAATAATTGTACAGGGTTTGAAGTTTCCACCGATATGGTGGAAAATGAGTCTTATTGTGCGTTGTGGTATAATGGAGCTTGCTCTGTTCCAACTTATTCATATGTTGAACCAGAAATTGATACATATACATTGATTAACACTCCAATTGAAGCATTTACTGAATACAACAATATGGCATGTTCATGGTTTAGTTTCACAGAGGGAATTGATTGGGAAATTGCTCACTGGTCTTTCTTAAATGCATCAGACTGTGCATCAATTTGTGTTGATACATCCAAATGTACTGGTTTTGAATTGGCTGAACCAGGTCAATGGGACAGTCCATATGAAAATGGTTATTGTGCGTTATGGTATAATGGAGCTTGTTCCACATCCGATGGACTGAGACAAAGTGAAAGTGCTTCTACTTATTTATTAGTGGGAAATGGTGGTATCACTACAACTACAGACTATTATTTTTACTATGGTGTTTTAAGTATTATAATTTTGGCATGTTGTATATCATGCTGCGGTCGTTGTCTTTACTATCGAAAATTAACCAAGTTACATCAGGCAAGAGTAAAAGCAGCGGCGGCAGTTTTAAATTCAAATAGAATTGAAAAAGAAGAGGAAGAAGATATTGCTATGGCAATAGTAAATGACGAAGATCGCGATCAAGAACAAGATTTTGATTTGAAAATTATAAAAAAAGAAGGAAATGGGCTTGTTTGAAAGGCAAAAATTACAAATAAATCGGGAAAATAGAATTAAGTTCAGTTGTGTTGATGGCACTATTACGAAAATATAAATTAACAAATTCTTTTGTTTTATGATTTTCCATTGATTTCACAATTTTTTGATAAAACTCTAATAATTCATTTTTTGTCAATTTTGTGTCAGTACTACTAATCGCAATTAAATGATTTTCCACTAAATATTCACGTGTTCCATCAATAATACAATATTCAAATTTATATTTTCCAATACCATATCCACGATTTAAAATTAATAATGGTTCGTGACTTCCCTTTTTTAAAATAAAATTTTTTTTCGCAGGATTCTTATATTTTTTTAAAATTAACTTGTTGTTTTGAATATCAGAACTGTAAATTAAACGTGTTTTTGTTTCATCATTTGTTAAAATTAATTTATTTTGATTCCATACAACACGTCCCACATTCACTTTAAATCCTAATTGATCTAAAAATGTAGCATTTTCATATAATGATTGTAAGCGTTTAATATCTTCTGGAATACCAAAAATTAGGTAGCGATCGACTTTCAAGGTATAAGGGTCATTCAATGAATGAATATCCTTTTTTTTCTGAAGAATTAAAATAATTGTACCTTGTTGTGTCTCGAGATATTTATCATTACATTTGACCAAGTGTAAAATTGTACAATTTTCGTAAATCCATTGTCTCGTTTTGTCGTAGTAAAGACAGTTTGAAAAATTCTGTGGTAGTATAAAACTAAGAATACCATTTGTTTTTAATAAATTTAAAGAATGTATAATAAAAAGAACGTAAATATTTGGTCGACCATCAAAATAATCATAATAAGATTTATCCACGTCTTCTTTTTTCATTGTAAAAAATGGCGGATTTCCAATGATCAAATCATATTTCTCATTATTTTTAATATCATATGTTAAATAATCATGATGAATTAGGCGAATATTTCCGTTGGTAGTCCCGTTGACCCCATTGGTTCCATTATTTTCAAATGATTGAATTGAAGTGAAAATTAATTGATTCTTTTCAATTCCCGTTATATTGACATGTGGATATTGTTTGTGTAGGGCCAAAACAAATTCACAAGATCCACAAGATGGCTCTAAAACTTTAGAGATACTACCATTATTTAAATATTGGTCCAATAATTTTAAATTTTGCTGAATGGTTTCTGGTGGTGTAAAATAAATTCCATTTTCCTTTTTAATTTTTTTAGTTAATTGGTTTGTTAATTTTTCAGATAAAACACTGTATGTTTTCGTCTGTGAATCAAGTGTTCCACCATCTAATTTAATTTTTTTGTGTTGATGTCCGTCTTGTTGCCCATCTTGTTGTCCATCTTGTTGTCCGTCTTGTTGTCCATCTTGTTGTCCATGTAGTTTATTTAAAAACTTTCGTTTCATTCCAACAGTAAGTGTTTTTTTAGGTGGATTAGGTAATGTGTTTGTTGAATTAAGGAAATGAAGTTTATCTAGATTTGTAATAAAATTTTTATTAATTTTTATCTTAATGGTTTTCTTTATTTGTCGTTTTTGATCTTGATTTTGGGTTTCTGGTTGATTCATAAGTTTTTTATTCATATACTTTAATTTAACTTTAATTTGTTTTTTACTTTTTGTTTTTGTTTTTGTTTTTATCCATTTTGTTTTTATTTGTTTTGGTTTTGTTTTTTTTGTACTTAATTTTTTCAAAAACTTTTTTTTAATTTTAAATTTAAATTTTTGTGGTAATCCCACAGGATATGTACTTAAATGTGTTGACAAATCAATCTGATTAATATTTATATTAAAATCTAATATTTTTCATTAAAAAATATCAAAATTTTATAAAATCAATTAAAATTAAATGTTACAAATAATTGTACTATAATTATTAATCATTAATTTCACTCGATCTATGAATTGATTATTGTCCACATCATCTTCTATATTTGGATTATTTATAATATTGGAAATCTCATCAAAATGTTCTGACCATATTTTTTCCATTTTATGTTCCATGTTATATTGGTTTTTAAACAATAATCGTAAACTATTTGCTTGGTCAATAATTGATTGATCAATTGATGTAAAACTTATAATTTCCAATGCATCTAATAATAATTTTGTATGTTCTTTTGGGATAGTTGATGATCGTTTTCGATATTTACAACTAAATAATTTTGAGCTGACTGGAACAATTTTATGTCTATTTCGAATTTTGGCACATATTTTTTTCATTTTTGTCATGCAAGGTTTACACATTTTTGTAAGTACAAATATTACAATATAGATAAATCCTAAAAATAACAAACAAAGAAAAAATATAAAATAAAGGTTTTGCTGATACATTGATTCTTGATCCACCGTGGCATCATTTGTGTTATTGGATGTATTATTATTGGATGTGTTACTAGATGTATCAGTGATATTGTCTAAAATTGTAATTAAACTTGGAATTAAAGTTGTAATGGATGAGGAAGAGGTTGTAAAATTCATTTTAAAAAGTTTAAATATAAAACACACCTTCTTTTTATATCTTTTTGATTATGGATGTGTTTGATATCTTATTTTCCATAATTTAAAAGCATTTTGTAGTGCCCATAATGTTTTAATAATTTTTGAATTGGTATAGGTGACGGTGGATATATTGATTTACTTGTGTTTTGAATTTTACCACTATATACTTTTGTTGAAAATGAAATTTCATCTTTTATTTTTGAAAAGCTGGGCAAACGTTTCGCGGAAAGAGAATGTGTTGGTGTGAATGGTTTTCTCAAGTTCATATTTTATAATATTAATTACTAAAAACAAAAAACTAAAAATCATTTCAAATTTTAATATTTTTATATTATATAAATAAACATGATTTATGACACTATTTATCACCCACAATCAAAACAGTTTGTGAGTATTTACAGTACAAGTGGGAAAGAAATTTTAACAAATTATATTAAACAGCTTGGTGGAAAAAAAATTGGTCAAG